CGCTAAACATAATCTTTCGAGTTTTAAGTTTAGCACGAAGCTAAAGGAAAGGGACATACTAGTCAATACGCCAATTTTGGAAGCTTACGTATCTCGTTGTTAATAAATGATTTATATTATGTCAAAATTTTGCGTAGGATAAGTTTTTGAACATTTTTTTCTACTTGAATGCTTTTCCTATTTTTATGCTTGTAAGCCTATTCGTCCTTTACCGAATAAAAACTGTATCATTTCAAATGATCTGTTAGGTTAGACTGGGCTTTCTTTAAACAATCAATAATATCATTCAACTTATCTATTTTCATAGATACGAAAGATCTATCCGTATAACTTCTTGTACGCAAATAAAATGTCCAAATTCGTTCCTTTCTTGCAACAGGATTAACCTTACTATATACACCTAATTCAACCCCGTCACGTGTTTTGTATTCACATTCCATATAATTGTCGTATGTGTTCACTAATACATTAGTCTTTATGTATTCCATAGATGAAATACAACCAGATAACTCATCAAAATCTAAAGTTCCTATATAGGAAGATGAGGAATATTCAGTAATAATACGCAAAGCACCGGTCTTTTCACCAGAAGACAAGTTTGTAATAACAATAGTTTGGAAAGATACTCCTCCTACACGCCCTATATCAAAGAAGTCTTTTTGTAGCAATACTCCTTCTTTTTCAAGTAATTCTACCGTTTTACTCTTTGAACTATTTGTTTTTTCTTGCGCAGCTAAAGACGAGCAAGTTATCACAAGTACAATTAATAGAATAAATTTCTTCATATGTCAAATATTAAGTTTGTTCTTTAACTCATTATATAGATCGGGGTTCTTCATATCCTCCCAATAATATCTTTTGTATCGGTTTCTACTGAATCCATCTTTGTTTTCATAGATCAGAATACGCTCCTTGTCACATAGGACAATTACAGTAGACAGCAAAAGTTTGGCATAAGAGAATGCTTGAAGAAAGGCTGATTCTATTTCCTGATTGTTCTTCATGTGATATTTTACTTCAATCAGCACTTTTGCCTTTTCTTCCTCCTGTGTGTTATCATAATGAAGTGCATAATCTGGGAAAATCCGGTGCCCTCTTCCTGCATGGATTGGCAACTGGCGAATGTAGTCCCTATGCTCATACCATCCCATTTCACTCAACAACGGCTCCAGCAATTTCTTCTCTACATCCTTTTCTTCTTTAATAACTATTCCCTTCGGCAATGAAGGGGCATATATTTGTGGAAGTACGGATACATCGAATCTTTTTGCTTCTATCATCCTCATGAGTTTTGCATAATCTTTTCCTGTAACCGGCCATCCGTTTACTCCTTGAAAGTTCTTTCTGACAAGCGGATGATCTGAAAAGTATTCATCTGCTTTCAGTTCCTTTAAAGTGATATGTGGAATTTCGATTCTGTCCCCTATATAGGTGTTGCTATAATAATGGAAAAATGGATCTACTATACCATCTGTTTGAGCAATCCACAAGCAAGTTATTGCACTTACTGGAGATGTTTCATAATGAATAAGAATGTCTCCTCTCTTTGTATCTTTGTTGGATTGCCAGAATCCAGTAGTCCAATGTGTACCATATCCTTTGATAGGTCCACCAATAAACCATGCTGCTGATGGTTTTGGCATTTCCTTCTTATTGTCATTCCCTAAAACATTTGGAGCATGATCGTACATGAATGAACTCAATTCTGCTGGTGACAGTTCATTTTCTTTCCTGAATTGATAGAAAACTTTGCAGAGCTCCCAATAATACATACATCTCGCTTTATAATCAGATTTCTTGGGGATTGGAGGCAATTCGATTTCAAAGTAGTCCGCAAGTCTTGTAAGTTGATAGAACTCATCAATATAAAGATAGGGGAAGAAATATTCTCCAAACAAAAAGTTCAACTCCATTGACAAGAATGGTACGAACTCAAGCATACGGTCAAAGTCGCCAATCTTCAGTATTACTTCCGATTCTATTATTAACCCGGTGGATATGAGTTCCTCATACAGCTTTTCAGCATCATCCAGAGAGTTTAATTCAATACCATCATATTCTGAAACCTTATAGCACCAAAAGTCCTCCAGTATTCCGCAAATCATTTCGGAATTGAATCCGTCCTTTATTTTCGGGTTGTACTTCTCGAACAAGCGTTCTTCCTCTATCCACTCTTTTCTGTCTGAAAATGCGGAAATGGCCGACCTTCCTTGTGGGGAGTTCTTATACAAATTCCAAATATAAGGAGAGAATCTCATTATTATAGTCTTTTCATACATCCAAGAACCTGGAAGATATGTTCTATCATATTTTTAGGAAGTTCTTGGATTCCATATTCTGGAGATTTATTCGTAGGAACCAGAGTATAGCATTTAGGGTCGCTTGATGGCCCTAATCTTTTGATAGTTCTCATTCCGTTTGTCGTTACTATTGCATACACCTCTCCTAGTGGAAGAAAAGATTTATCTTCTATCTTCTTTAAGGCAATAATGTCTCCATGAGTGATTTCAGGCTCCATCGAATGTCCTGTAACATTGCACCAACAAGTCGCCTCATTGTATTTTTTGAAATCAATCAAATACTCCGGTGTTGTTGTTTGGTCATTTAGCACAAGATCAAATCCTCCTATAAAATCTACATTATAATATGGTACACCTACAGTGAAGCTCTTTTGTGGCACTAAATCAGAATTATTTAATAGCATATTTCCTTCGCCAGTGAGCAGCCAAGTTGTGTTTAGATCTGGGTATGATTTAGATATTTTATCTATAGTGCTTCTTCTCGTGTTATTACCCATTTTAGAAACTGCACCATTGCTAAGGTTGCATTGGATTTCAAAAGACTGTACTGACAGACCTTTGTGCTCAATAAATTCAATTAATCTGCTTTTTAAATCCATTTCTTACGTTAATTAGAGTTAATATCTAAATATAATTAGATTTATAGATTACAATATTAGATATTATATCTATATTTGCATAACGAAACTTAGATACGAAACAAAGATAGTAAATTCATTTATAAAACACACGATTATGAAAAGAAATGTATTACACGAGATTATGAGCCTTGCTTGGCAGTTCGTAAAGCGTAACGGCTTTACGATGAGTGAAGCGCTGAAATGTGCTTGGGCTAACATGAAACTGAAAACTGCAATGAAACAGAGAATCGTCAAGTTCTACTTTAAAAAGGTAGATGGATCTGTTCGTGAAGCTTACGGCACACTGAAAGAAAACCTGATGCCTGCCACCAGCGGTGACAACAGAAAGAAGAATGATACCGTTCAGGTGTACTTCGACACAGAGAGACAAGAATACAGATGCTTCAAAAAAGCGAACCTGATGACTAACCTTTAATACTTACCGATATGACACGTTACGAGATAGAACAAGAACTTGACAGTCTGTATCAGGACTTGAACATCGCCCACAATGCTGACGATCAGACTGTATGCCGGACTTTCAATGTAGATACGAAACAAGAGGCTATCCGGATGCTTACCAGCGAGATTGATAATTACGAAGCTGTTCTCGAACAGTTTGATTTGCCCGACGACGACGGTATGGATTATGATGCCCTGTGTCGTGTGCAGGGACTTGCCCGATATGCTTAATCTTTTCAACCCCTGCTGACGGCCAGCGACCGGTAACCGATAGCGAGAATCGGGTGGGGGACTACACTCATTTGATTAGTTCTTTGACATGTTGGAAGATTTTAGGCTTGCCGTTAAGCCTGACGCAAAAGGGAATCGACTGAGTAGCGATAACGGCGCGGTGAAAAGGATGCGAGTAAGGGACTGACAATAAGCAAACGCAGCGCATTAATCACCGTGATAACAAAAAGTGACTTATACGATTGCAGGTGGCCGTAGGTCGGCTACAAACACGTTCTTCACTGAGCAGGCACCAGCATGAACTATATAATCCCGCAGGCCACCGGCCTCGTAACCCAACAAAGCGAAAGCCATAGACATCGGAACTGGGGCGGGAACTTAACCCGGAGAAACCGCAGAAAAGGTCAGTGCTATATGCCTTGCCAAAAGCCGTGGGGGACGCGAAGTGCGCACCGCTATCCTCTTACCCTCGCAAGGGCGGTTTTCTCTTCTTAATCTATTTATCAATATGAATGTAAAGACTATATCGGCCGTTATGGTTGTGTCGTTTATCGTTTGTGCGGTCACGGTTTCAGGCCTTGGGCTGCTGTTTTGGTTGTCGCTGACCGTCTTCTCTTGGTCGTGTCTATACACTGGCAGGCACAAAGATACCCTGTCGGCCGAACTGGACAAAATATTCGGTAGTGACGAAGAACTCAGATGAATACATTTTGTGTGAAACAGTCAGTGTGTGCGGTCTGTGAAGATAGCACACCTATTTTTATGGGTGATTAGCTCCGTCAGGTAGAGCGGCGCATGTTTCGGGATTGGTTGTGTGTTTTCCATAGTTTGTTTTAAGGTTAGTTAGATATGCGCAGGTCGCGGCGTTCGAGTCCCGCATTACCCACTTGAAATATTAAATCCCAAAAAAGTTATGATACGAGAAATTGCAGTAGATGAAAGTTATCAGACAGTGCGGCTGTTTGATACGATGAAGCAGGGCGACATCTATAAAGTGCCCTACGACAAGAAGCGACACAGCGGCATCAAGCTGGAGGCATCGCGGCGCAACCGCGACTTGAGGCTGACGGGTGTGTTGAAGAATAAAATGGACGTGAAATACCGCGTGTCGGCCACCGAATATCCGGGCTACACGGCCATCATGTGTATAAAATAAACAAGGATAGGGGAGGAACGGATATGGTGAACGAAGATGTACTGAAAATCGTACTCAACGACAAGACCTTCGGCCGCGATCAGGCAGCCGACATCGTGGGTGGGCTGTCCCGCCTGATGCGTTTGGTGGGGCAAGGCCTGATCCGTGCCGAGAAGAGGACGAACAAGCAGAACGGGAAATGGTTCTGCAACGCTTGGGACGTGATTAAACATGCGCAACTGAAATAAACCAACCAATTAAATATCAATATTATGAGTCTGATTAAGAAATCCAATGAATTAGTAATTCCTTCCACCGTAAAGATGATGATTTACGGACAGGCAGGTATGGGTAAGACAACCGTGGCTTTGAGCGCACCGAAACCGCTTTTGTTAGACTTCGACAACGGCGTGAAACGTGTAAACATGGCTCACTTGGACGGCATCGACATCGTACAGGTAAGTTCTTGGCAGGACGTACAACAGGTTTTGCAAGAAGATCTTTCGGCCTACCAAACCATCGTAGTAGATACTATCGGTAAGATGATGGACTTCATCATTTCTTATAAGTGTGGCACACGCCAGCCGCAAATTAAGGATTGGGGAGGTATTAACGCCGAATTCTCTTGGATGACGCGCACGCTTTCTTCGCTGAACAAGAACGTGGTGTTCGTTGCCCATCGTGATACCCGCAAGGAAGGCGACGATACTGTATTTATCCCGGCCTTGCGCGAGAAGTCTTATAACTCAATCGTTACCGAACTCGATTTGCTGGGCTATCTGGAAATGCGTAACGAGAATGGCGTACAGAAGCGAACCATTACTTTCGACCCCACATCGCGCAACGACGGAAAGAATACCTGTAACCTGCCGGGTATCATGTTTGTGCCTAACATCCTTGACAAAAACGGCAATCCGACCGCAAAGAATGACTTCATCAACACCCAAGTCATTCAGCCATATCTGAACATGCTTCAGGTGAAGAAAGAAGAAGCTGCTAAGTACGACCGTGTGATAGCCGAAATCAAAGAGAACATCGAATTAATCACCGACGCCAATTCAGCCAATGAATTTGCTTCACACATCAACGAGTTCGATCATGTAGGAAGCTCATTGAATATGGCCAGAAACCTTTTCTCGGCCAAGGTAAAAGCCCTCGGGCTGATATTCGACAAAGAGACCAAGACCTATGCAGACAAAGCAGCCTAAGTTTAAGTTTTATGCCACGCTTCTCGATGCCTTCACTGGGTATCTGAGAAGCGATGTCATATACGAAAGGTATTGGGGATTCAGCGATAATCCACCGCATACCCCCGAAGAATTCAGAGAAAAGCAGTTTCAAAGCCTGATTGATACGATTAACCGCGTGCCGTTCGACAGCGAGGCAGCCGACAAGGGAACGGCTTTCAATGAAGTGATAGACTGCATGATTGAGAACCGGAAATCTGACAAAGTACAGGTGGAAAGGTTGCTGTCGATCATGCCAGACGGCAGGCAAGTCGTAGCAGGATTGCAAGTTACTTACAACAACCGTCTGTTCGAGTTTCCTATATCCATCTGTCGCGAGTTTGCCAATTACTACAAAGGCGCACTGACCCAGCAACGGGTAGAAGCCATCCTGCCCACTTGCTTTGGAAATGTTCTTTTGTACGGCTATATAGACGAGCTGATGCCCATGTCGATTCACGACATCAAGACCACTGGCAGTTACTACGTTGGCAAGTTCAAAGACCACTGGCAGCACATGGTTTATCCATACTGTCTGATGCAGGGCGGCAGCGATGTCAGGTTGTTCGAGTATAACATCACGGACTTTCGTGCGACCTACACCGAAAGCTATACTTTCGTTCCCGAGCGGGATATACCTATCCTCACTAATCATTGCGAGGACTTTATCCGGTTCTTGAACGACAACAGAAATTTGATAACCGATAAGAAGATTTTTGCAGAAGATGCCTAACCAAATCACCGGACGTCTGGTCTATATTGGCCAGCCCCAAGAAATCCCATCCAAAAGCGGTGGCAACCCGTTTGTGAAACGTGAGTTTCTGCTCGATGCCACGACCCATGACCCCTATACAGGTGAACGAAGCCAGTACGAGAATATCTTGCCGCTGGAAGTTTCGGGCGACAAATGTGCCGAACTCGACCAGTTTCGTGTAGGCGATGTGATAACGGTCTCTTTTGCTCTGCAGGGCAGGGAGTGGACAAATCAGGACGGACAGGTGAAGCGTATGGTGTCCGTCCGCTGCTACAAACTGGAAGCCCGTCGGCCGGCACACCAGCCGGCGCAAGCCACAGTCCAGCAACCGGCTTATCAGCCAGCACCGGAGCCGCAGCCATTTCCGCCGGCGGTGGATGCAAACGGAAACCCTGAAGACGACTTACCGTTCTAGCCTATGATATTCAACCTGAAAAACGAGTACGAGATACCCAAGTTCAAAGCTTATGTAAATAAGTTGTTTCAAGAATGTGCGGTTGTGGAAGTGAAGAAGAAACACCCCAACCGCACGCTTGCCCAGAACAGCTATTTGCATCTACTTTTAGGGTACTTTGGCAGCCAGTATGGTTGCAGCCTCGATGAAGCAAAGATAGACTTCTACAAGCGGACGTGCAACCGCGAACTCTTCGAGCGAAAAACCATCAACAAACGTGGCCGCGAAGTAACCTACCTTCGCAGTTCGGCCGAGCTGACTACCGCCGAAATGACCCTCTCGATAGACCGTTTCCGCAACTGGTCGGCACACGTGGCAGGCATCTACTTGCCCTCGCCCGAAGAGCACAAGATGATCGTGTTCGCGCAGCAGGAGATTGAAAGAAACAATGAATTCTTATAGTAAAAAAACAGACTACATCCCCGACTGGTTCATCCCATCGGGAAGCAAATAAATCAATGTTCAACCCCGCTTTCACCAAGTGGCTACCACCGACGACGCACAGCAGCCGGGCGGAGGCGGGGAAGATCCGCTGGGATAATTGAGAATGGAAAATTGATAATTGATAATTAAAAATTGAACAATGAAAAAGTACATTGGAACCAAACAAGTAGAGGCGGAACCCATGACAATGGGCGAGGCTGATAATAAAAAGTTGGTAGCAATAGGTAGTAGCAGATTGTCTACGTACGAAAAATCTTCTGAAGGCTATCATGTAAAATATGATGATGGTGTTGAAACATGGTTGCCTAAAGATGAATTTGAAAAGACATACCGGTGCTCCGAAACGCCCATTGACAAAATGTTGATTGAAGCAGCAGATTTGAACGAAAAAGCCAAAAATCTGGGTAATTTCATAGATTCAGAAAAACATGAATGGTTATCAACTCAGAAGAAAAATCTGTTGAAGGCACAATACGCCGCTATTGTCTCTTTGAGCACAATTATTCTCGAAAGAATTCGCGTAGAGAAAGAGGAACAAAGGTTAATAGAAAAAATTAATCAAGATCCATCATGCAACTGTGATCCCCATTGCGGCTGCACTTGCGGATGCGGATGCAACTGTCAGGAAGGCAAAAGCAGCCAAGCCGAAAACGCCGGATAATCCGGACAAGGCGGTTCGTTCACATGGGAGGACGCTCCCGCACGGGAGAAAAGCCGGTTCGATTCCGGCACCGCCTACGCATTTTTGTTTGTTGTTTTATTAATTTATCTCCCAATCCATCGGTTCGTGAGAATAGATGGATTCCCAATATTAATTAATTTGTTGTTAATCAAATTTTGTATATATGAATTTATCCGAAAAGATAGACTATTCTATCAATCTGCTAAAGAAATCCGAAAAGATGGCATTGCGCCTTGATTCGGAGAACGGTTTTTATCTGGCATTCTCAGGAGGTAAAGATAGTCAGGCTTTATACCACATAGCCAAGATGGCAGGCGTGAAATTCAAGGCACACATGAATCTCACAAGCGTTGATCCCCCAGAAGTGATCCGTTTCGTAAAGAAATACTATCCGGATGTAGAGCTGATAAAGCCACGTATGAGTATATACGACATGGCGATAAAAAAATGTATTCTTCCGACAAGAACTAAAAGATGGTGCTGTGCAGAATTCAAAGAAGTTTCTGGAGTAGGAAAAGTTACATTAATAGGTATTAGAAAAGAAGAAAGTTTAAAACGATCAAAACGTAATGAATTTGAGACAGGCAAAAAAGGAAAAGCCACATTTAGCGGAACTTTTGATCAATGGGAAGAGCATAAGGAAACAATGGTTACTTGTGTATCTGGGAAAGATAAAATATTAGTTTCGCCAATAATTAATTGGACAGAGCGTGAAGTATGGGAGTTCCTAAACAAAATAGTAAAAGTATCTCATTGCGAACTATACGAACAAGGGTACAAGCGCATAGGATGTATTCTTTGCCCAATGTCTAATTATAAGCAAAAGATTAAAGATATACAGCGTTTCCCACATGTTAAACAAAAGTGGATTCAGACTTTACAAAAACTAATAGATGAGGGATATATAAACCACAATTTTCAAGATGCAGAATTTGGATTCAGATGGTGGATAAGCGAAAAATCGTTTGACAAATTCTACGCAGATACAGTTCTTCAACAAAAAATAGAGTTTAAATAAAATCATTAATAAAGTATTTATTTTTGGTGCCGTGGCGGAATTGGAAGACGCTATGCTCGACGATTGGACTGTCAATCCATAGATGCAAAGAACTGACAACTCATGCAGGTTCGAGTCCGGTACCACAAACTAAAAATACAATTATATGGAAAAGATTTTTGATAATGATTTTAGAAATGAATTATTCCGCTGTTTGAAAGAGTCTGGAATGAAAGATAAAGAAGTAAGTGGGATAATTAATAAACGTTACAAGGAGGCCTTAAAGAAGGCCGTTGTTGAACGATTAAATTCTGTGGCAAAAGCTATTAGAGAAGATAATATTGAAGTAATAAACGACATCACTGCTGGGCACTTAGTCCCAGCTGATTTTCAATTGTTTATAATTTAGTTCTTTGACATTTTTGTAATCGCAATTGGTAAGTA